GATTTGATGTCTGCGTTTACAATGTTTGTGATTGTATTGTTATCTGAATCTATTGATTTGTTTGTTAATGTTTGTGTAATATCAACAGCAACTAAATCTTGTGTATCACTACTTCCACTATTAGGTAATCTTAAAGTATTACTTGCACTAGCAGAGTGTGGTTGAGGTTGTAGTGTTTGAAAGTGAGCATTTGATGATTCACAATACATTTTAAGAGAAGAAGGAGAACCACTATTTGATTTGAAATCAATGACACCACCTAAAACTGTAAGATCATCTCCTACACTAATATCACCTGTAAAAGTATTATCACCAGATAAACTAGCAAAGGTGGAAGATAAAGCAGTTCCATTTAATGTGATCGCATCAGCTTCTAGTGTGCCATCAATATCTGCATTACCTGAAATATCTAAAGTAGCAGCATCTATTTCACCGGATGCAGTAAGATTAGTAACACCTGTTATAGCTCCATTAAAAGCTACGTTGTTGCTTCCATCTTCAAATACTGCTTTGCTTGCAGGAAGTGTACAAAATACATCTTTTGTTCCTGCAGAAAAATTAACAGCACTATCACTGTTAGAACTAGAAATAATTGTGTTACGAGCTAATGTATCTGGGTCAGCATCTGTTATTGTTCCTAAACCAATTTCAAATTCTGCGGAACTTCTATTAACAATAGCATAATAAGTTGTATTACCATCACCTATAGCGGATACAAAAGATTCAAAATTAGTTAAAGCACCACCTAAACTAATTGTACCTGTTCCGGTCGTGGTGGTAGACTCTTTAACTCTGTCGTTTAAAACTAAAGCCATAACCTATTATGCGATTCTTATTATAGCTGTTGATGCTCCTGCTGCAGGAAATTGAATTGTAAAATCTCCGTTAGTAGCAGTTTTGGTTCCTCCAAAGTCTAGCACAACAACAAGCTTATCACTGTTTGTATCGTTATAAATAACTGCACCAACTGCTGATAAAGTAACAGATGAAAAAACTTCGTCTGCAAAATCAACAAGGGCTGTATTACTTGCAACTGAAACAGCTTGACTATCTAGAACATTTCCACCAGCAGTATAACTTGTACCTGAAGAAGAAACTTCATTAGTAGTAGAGTATGTAGTGCTTGATGTAGAGTATCCAGAGATGTCTGTGTATAAAGCTATTTTAAAACTATTGCCACCATTAGCAAAATTATGTGTGCCAGATAAGAGTTCTGATTTGAATGCATCTGGTATTATATTAGCCATTTATCGTCTCCTTTTATTTTATTTTCGGTTGTGGTGATTGTATATCTAAACGAATTGCACCACTTGTGTATTCGTCTCTGCGTCTTCGACCTTGTTGTTCTGCCGCAAACGTTTGAAGTCCTTCTTGATAAGCACTCTCATACAGTTGTAACATATTATCCGGTCCTTTCAAGTACTTTAGAGTTTCCACCATACATCCATTAATAAGTAAATCTTGAAAATTATTTGATATATAAGTTGTAGTAGAATCAGAAGTAGTAATAGTATCGGGTTGTTTTATATAGGCTAGAGTTACAACATAAGCTACATCTGGAGTTGGAGCTACTACCCAATTATCAGAATCCCAATTAGCATAGTATTTAGGAGTATCATAATCACTAGAATTATCTGGATCAGGAAAATATTCTGCCAAAAAAGAAGAATCTACTTGTTCTAAAAAAAATTGATCTGAAGTTGTAGGATTTGTTAATTGAACATATCTAATAATTCTAGTATCGTTCGGAACAGTAACATATCTATTACCCGGAGTTAAATCTGAAGTAGCGTAAAATTTTGTATCATCAGAATCTACTGATCTAAAAATTCTATTTTCTACGTTTTTAATTATCACATTTAAAACAGTGTCAGTTAAAACATTACTATCTGTTTCAGAATAATTTCTTATATTTGTTCTTAATGTACTAAGATTCATTGTCATGCTGTGATTGTTGCGGGGCCTGCTGAAGCATTTCCGCCTCCTCCTTTTATATTTCCAATTGTTGCTGTGTTTGTATCGACACTAAAAGTATAACTATCGTCATTTACTTTAGTAATAGAATATCCAACAGCTTTATTAATATTGCTTGCTGAGATACCATCAAAGCTTAAAACATTTCTAAATCTAACTGTATCACTAGTAGATCTACCATGATTTATTTCTGTGACTGTTATAGTTGAAGAACTAGCACTACCTGTTTTAAAAGAATTAATATTTAATAATACAGGAACAGAGTTTTCTACTCTGTCTGGTCTCGCATTTAATAATCCTTGAGGATCCGCTGCATGAGTTCGTGGTTCTAACTGAGGTTGTTTTGGTTCATATTCTGATTTATGAACTAAAGCACCATTCCATTCTCTTAACATTTCTCCGTAAGGAAAAGCCATGCCACTTCTATCTGATATAGCTTTAGCATATTTACCTTTTGCGAAATTGCCCATAATTAATTTGTAGGATAATAATTCTTAGGACTAATGTAAACACTAGTAGAAGAACTATCCTCTGTTAAAGCTCTTTGTAACTCATCTTCGTATAACATTTTTAAAGATTCAATTCTATCAGGAGCTATCTTTAAACTTAGGTAATATGCAAGACCTGAAATCATACATGGTATAAAACGAAAAACTACATCAGTTTCGTTTGTGTAAGCACTACCCACATCTTCTATTCTTTTTAAATAATAAAATTTTAATAAATGAGTAGATCCAGAAAAAGTACTACTTGGTGTTTGATATAAAAAAATACTAGGTGATGTAGTTCTATCTACATAATATTGACTAGGTGTTCCTTTAGACAATTTTGTTGCTAATGCAGCATAAGTTGATCTATCAATTTTACTTAAAGAAGTATCTACAGGAGCTGTGCTTGTAGTATTATTTCTAACATATGCTTCTAAAATTTCATTAACACCTGTAGGAAAATTGGTACTATCTGTTGTTGCGTTATATTCAGCCTGTCCTTCAACTAAAGGAACAGAAGCTAAATCCACTTTCCATAAATGAAGTCCTCTATTACCCCATTCTTGAAACATTATATTTAAAGAACGTCTTGCACTTTTTAAACCGTAACCAGTTCTCAAAGACATACCACATCTTTCGTATGCTTCTTGAATTATTTCATCTATATCAAGATCAAAAGCTGTTGTACCGGATGTAGCCATTTTAAAACTTACGCTCCTGTAATAGTTAAAGTAACGCTTCCGTCTGTTCCGCTTGATTGAGTAAGTGTAGCAATAAGTCCGTCTTTAAACAAGATACCTGAACCGGGAATATAAACTTCTAATCCTTCAGTTTCATATCTATAAATAGCTTTTAAATTACCACTGTCTGCTTCACCTGCAGTAGCTGCATCATGTAAAGATAAAACAGAGCCTGCTTCACCTCTACCTTGAATAGATGTGACTCTAGTTCTACCTACTTTTAACGCAGAAGCTGCACCAGTAGTTTTATTAAGGGTCGTTTGATCACTTGAAAATGAACTTCCACCTGACATATGTTATCTCCTTTTAAATTTGTGTGTGGGCCGAAGCCCACACTTAATTAATTATTATGCGTCCGCAAACGGTGTTACTATTGTTCCTGATCCAATCAGTAAAGAATTGTGAACCAAGTATGTAGCAGTATCAATCGCTGTGAAAGACACAATACTACCCGCGATTCCACCTTTTGTAGAACCATTCATAGTAATAACATCATTTGATGCTCCAGGTACAAAAGCTTTTTTCGCACCATCATCAACACCAATTAGAATAGCACCTTTGAATTTATCAGTGCCATCTGTTAAGATGTCCATGTCAGTTGCAGCAGTTTCAACAAAAAAGTTAAAAGTTGCACCTATGTTATTTAAATTATTAAAATCTGTATCACCAGCACTTCCGGCATTACTATTTACATTAATACTTGGTAAAGTAAATTTACCATCAGCATCGTTGCATAGTAAAATCTTACCTGCGTGAGTTGCTACAGTTAAAGTTGTGTCGGCTGTTAAGCTAACAGTCATACCAGGACCAAAGTTTTGAAATCCGTTTTTAGAAATAACTGGACCTGAAAATGTTGTCGTTCCCATTTTTTACCTCCGTAGTAAAATACATACAGTCTCTACGTGCGTCTGCTAGGTCAGTCTGTATGTTGTTTTATATTCCTAGAAGGTTAAATATAAACGTTTTTATTTATAAGTCTATTTAAAAAATAAATGACTTTCATAGTCTTGATGTCTCCATCTTAATTTTGCTGTTACTCTTTTAATTTTTTCTTCAATAGATTTCATTTCAAGAGTTTCTTTACCAGAATTAAGATACTGAGTATTCCACTGAGATTCGAGCTTAATTTTCTCAGCGATTAAAGACTGTGATACTGCGGTCATAATATATCTCCTTGTCAATATTATCCGCTTTTATTTTGTACATTAATTTCCCATAAAGTCAACTGATTTCCCATAAAAAAAGGGGCCATAAGGCCCCTTCTAGAATTAGTTATAAAACTATTTATTAAGCACCCGGTGAACCGTAAATACCTCTGAAGTCTGAGAATCCAAATGAATATCTCTCTCTAGCTTTATATCTTACATTACCTGTATCAAAGTCACCTTCCATTGTAGTTTTGATTGGTGATCTTTCAAAATACTTAAGACCGTTTGGTACGTCAGTCATAATGAAGAATGCATCTGTATCAGTTAAGAAATTATTAACCACATAACCTTGTGGAATCATTCCTTTTGATGCAAGAGCATTAATATCATTATCTGCTGTTCCAACTCTGTTAGCTGACTTCATAAGTCTTTCAGCGGTGAATTGTAGCTGTGAAGGAATAATCATTTTTACACCATTCGCTGCAATTTTTAATCCACGCTCATCTTTAAATGCAGCAATGTCGATTAATGCTTGCTCTAAAGATGTTTCTGAAAGATCTGCAGAAGTTGCTAATTCGTTAGCAACATTACCACCAGATACAGTTGGGTGAGCAGTTGAACAAAGTTCTACACCGTCTCCACCTGTAAAAGAAGAGTTAAACGCATTATTTAATACGTTTGCTGCTTTTACTTGTTTAGTATTAGCCATTGAACGTGCTAATGCTTTTGTGTATCTAGCTGAGATTCTGTCATACAAATTATCTTCAATTGCTTCTTCAGTAATTGAGAAAGCAAGAGCGATTGTTTCGTGAGTATAGCGTGAAGTATATGACTCTTGTGCATCGTCAAATCCTACCGCTGTACCTTCTTGTTTTACTGCTGCGTTAGCAAAACCTGAAAGCATTACTTCTTCTTCAAAAGCTCTGTCTGAAGTTTCTTTTGTAAAGATTTCCTCATGTTGATTTTCGTAGTTCTTGTACTCCAAGCCGAATAAAGCATTCAAACCTGGCTCTAGCTCTTTAGCTAATTGTTGTCTTGAAATGGCCATGTTTTATACTCCTGTAGTTGCTGGTGTACCAACAACGATTCCCATGCTATCTGCATTAAAGTGTGTTGTAAATCTAACAATACAAGGAATACCTGCTGCTGAGAAATCTGCGTTAGCTGCATCGTCAGCCCAACCCATAAATCTTAGCATTAATCCTGCTGTAGTTGCTAATGTGCTTACACCTAAGGCAGCAGAAGATTTACCTGTTACAGTAGATCCACTTGTGCCGCTAGACATGTCAGCGTTTAAAAATACACTTGCTCTTGCAGTAGCTTCGTTTGTTAATGATGCATCTGAGGCGATCAAAAATAATTGATTTGGATCGTCTGCTACAAATGCTTTAATTGGGTGATTTGAATCAGCCCCAGATCCCGGCCAGAAATTTGAAAAGACCGGTTTACCAGTTGTAGATGAAACATATTCACAACCCATAAAGACTCCAAGAGGAGCTACAGTACCACCGTCTGCTGCACCGACTATATCGATAAAACCGGTTGATAACGGTATAACAACAGAACCATTAAAAATGTTGTTACTGTTGTCGTTCTTTATTTCGTAGTGAGAATATCCACCGACACCTGTACTATTTGAATTACTACCATTTTTTAAATATGGTTTTAATCCGAATGCACTATTTGCGTTTGCCATAGTTATTGTCTCCTATTTATTATTGTCAAGTGGATAAGTAATTGTTAAAAAATTAACTTTTCTTAGTACCACCAAAAGTTACACGACTCTGTCTATCTTGATTGATAGGCATCGCATTATGTTGTTCCTTCATGAGATCGTTTTCAATTGCATCGTTTCTGTCTTGTGTTTGTTGTTTAAAGTAATCTTCACGAGACTTTGCAACCTCTTCAGGTATCCTAGCCAACAATAGGCCACCAACCCCAATTACCCCAGTATTCTTTCCGTCTTTTACAGTAGGAAATTCAGAGTTAGGATATTCATCCGCTCTTACTAGTTCCCAACCAGATCTAAGTTTACCCATGATGTTTTTAGTATCATCGAAACCCATAGATTCTGCTCTTATCCAACGGTGCCTGTATCCATCAGGCGCAGGGGGTGCATCTAGAGATGATGGAGGAGTCCAAACTTTAGGTCGTTCTTGTTTAACCCTAGTTTCGCTCGCACGAGAAGTCTTCATTTTATTATTTTCATTTTTATTTTCCATATGCTTAGGCCTCCTTCGTGGTTAAATGTTTCGCATATTCTTCGAGTGGCACACCTAATTTTTTAGCAATTGCTACCTGTGAAGGTGTGAGTCTCACAGTTTTTTTGCGTCCTGTTTGAGCTGGACGATTAGCTGAAGCGACCGTTTGCGTAACCTTTTCGGTCGGTTTGTTATCGACATTATCAAATTTATGTGGGAATTCAAGTCTAATTCTTTTATCCACTTCTTGATAATATTCATCACTTGTTGGGTCGTAACCTTCTTCTTCAGTTAACTTTTTATGTATGTCAAACGCCGTATAAGTCATGGCATTATCTTTACCAAACCAACTATTCTTTGCAGACCAAGCCTCAGCCTTAGGATCCATTTCTTGAGCAGCTTCTTTTATTGCTGTTGGATTTGCATAACCTGGTTGTTGAACAGGTTGTTGAACAGGTTGTCGAGCATTGATAGATGTTGGATTTTGAACTTCTTGAGCCTTTTTAGCTTGAGCTAATCTTGCGTTATCTAAAGTTAATTGAGCTATTTCTTGTTGAGCAGATACTTGACCTTCTACATCTTGATTATCTATTGCAGTTTTTAATTTAATTTTTGCTGCATCTAAATTAGATGTAACTCTTTTTTCAAATTCTTGAACATATCCTTGTGTTGAAGAATTTAAATCAGATTTATATTTTGCGTCTTTTTCAGCAATAACTGTTTTAGCATAATTTATAGCTTCCTCTTTTTGACGTTCTGCTTCTCTCATTTTTTTAGTGAGTTTAGCAATACGTTTATTAACGCTTTCGCTATAGTCTTTTAATTCATCTTCTTTTTTAGGTTCTTCTTTTGATTCTTCTTTTTTTGGTTCTTCGGAAGAAACTTGTTCTACAACAATCTCTTCTTTTGGTTCTTCTTTTGGAACATTTTCTAAATCAACTTCAGCACCTTTTTCTTCGCCTACGTCAATTAAGTTGTGTTCTTCTTCTTTTAATACTTCTTCTGGCATAGCTATCTCCTATGTTATATAGCGTGAAGAATGTGTTCAGGATCTTTTACTGTCGCCAACACTTCATCATCGTTTAATATTCTAATTTCCCCACCTTCAATTTGTAATCTTGATCCTGCATATCTAGCAAAGATAACCCATTCCTTTTCTTTACACCAAGGACCGGTATTAAATTTTTCTTTATCTTGATAAGCTAGTGGACCAACTCTTAATACATAACCTGCTTGAACAGCAATTCTTGCTCGATCTAAAGATTCTTGAGCAATAATAATTCCACCTTTAGATTTTTCAGGCATTACAAAAGGTAATACCAATAATCTCCAACCTGTTGGTTGAGGTAGTTTATCTATTTCAGATTCAGTTATATTCTGTGCATCGAGAGTTTTCTTTTCTATTTCTTTTTTCTCTTCTTTTTTTTCGTTTTCGTATTTTTCTTGTAGTGCTAATTTTACTTCAGCCATCATTTTGCTCCTTATTATCTAGCAGGTTAGAGATTTCCTGTTGTGTGTCTTGTAAAGACTTAACTTGTCCTACAATGTATTGATATTTATCTATACTGTCAACACCACCAGACAATAAAGTTTCTGAACAACGTTCAATTTTATCTTTAATATATTTCTGTATTCTATTAATAATTACAATATCTTCCATTTCATTTCTCCTTTAATTAACCTTGTCTATTATATTTCTTCCAACTTCTCCTTTTGTGTTTATTTTTAGGTCTTGTATTTTTACTATGACCTATACTTGTTCTTTTAGGTGATGGTGTAAAATATTCATTACCTGTTTGTTTCATTATTTCATTCCAGCCAAAGGATTGGCTAAAGTTTTTTGTATTATATCAGTAATTTTTTCCTCTAGTTGAATCATATCTTCTTTAATATCTTTTATAGCAAATTTTATATCTGCTGAATTTTCTCGTGAGTCTTGCTTAACTTGTTGTTCAACATCTTCAATAATTTTTTCAACTCTACGTAAATCTGTACGTAAATCATTTTTTAATTCATTAGCTACATCAGATATTAAAGAAATTTCTGATAGTAACATTTGCATTTCTTGCATAATCATATCTACTTCAGTTTTTAAAACAGCAACTTCTTTGTTCATCTTCTCTTCTGTCACTGCTAATTTTTTATCAAAGCCGGATAAATCTGGAGCTACATAAGCTGACACGATTTCTTTAAAATCGGTATAATCCTTGTAGGCGACAAAGCCCCCATATAATCCTCCAATTAGTGTTGATAAGGCAACAAGTAGTGCAAATATTTTTCCACCTTTAAATTTTAAACCTGCAAATTCAGCTTCCATATTATTCGTATTGACTGTCTATCATTTGATCCATAAGACCGTCACTGCCTCCAAACATTAAATATTGTGCTATGTTGTTAGTTGGTATCATTGTATCAGGTATTGTTTCGTTAGTAAAGAATCCCTCTATATCTATTAAAGTGTTTTGTGTATCAAAAAAAGTTTTTGTATTACCAAGTATTTGCATAACAATTAAAGTTTTTATTTGAGCAGCATCATCATATCTTGCTTTGTCATCAATTTTCTTAACTATTTTGGTAGCAGCTTTTTCTTTCTTTGATACCTTAGGATCCGATGGTTTCTCTTCTTCTACCGTTTCTTTTGGATCTTCTTCTTTTTGTGCTGTTTGCGGTTGTTCTTGTTCTGATTCCTGTGATTCTTCTTGAGGTTCTTCTGTAATCTCTTCTTCAGGTTCAGCCTCAACAACTAAGACTTCTTCCATCTCCATTTCTAATTCCATCTCTACCTCTGTTTCAACCTCAACAATTTCAGGTTCGGGATCAGGTAAATTAATTTCAATCTCAGATATTTCTAATTCGACACTTGCAAAAGAGACTTCTTCAACCTCAGGTTCAATAGGCGTAAAAGATATTTCGCCATCCTCCATACTAATATCGTTGTATTCAAAAACTTCTTCAACAAAATCTAATTCGGTAGGATCAAAAATATTGAGATAATAAATTTCTTCAATGGTGGTTATATGTTGAGTAACAATAGTATTGATTACATTATAGAAAACATTCACAGTGACATCATCAAACATCGGACCAACGGCCATGTTGATATCTCTACCACCAACCTCGACAATTATTTTATTTAGTACACCACCGAAATCGAAAGTGCCGTTATAAGATTGGTAACCGGATGATACTCCAGACTCAGACAAGATGTCAGTGCCTGAAAAGACTGAAGTAGTTCCGTTATATCCTGAAACGTGCATGTATATTCTATCTTGAGCATCTTGTTTATCTACTTTGATTGTATACCTAACTTCACCGCCGTTATCTATTTGTAGATCAGATATGTCAATCGTATTAATAAATGTTGTACCCATACCCGACACACCCATAGTCGAAGTGTTATTACCACTTCCTGTAATCATGGCGCATTTATCTGTGCCTAGCTGACCACAACTATTACCACTTGGCATACTTGCAGGGCCTTGACCACCCCAATCTGAGTCCATATCACCTTCTTTACCAGATGATACATAACCATTAGTGCCATCTAAAATATCACCTGAGTTTTCGTTTGTAATTGTAGTAGTGGTGGTAGTAACGGTCGTTGTAGTAGTTGTAATTATTTCTGTGCCTTTGTCTTCTTCAGAAATGTCAATTTGTGTATCTTCTGTGATAGTAACTCCCGGAGTACAAAGACCTTGTACATCAGGTAAGCAATCAGCTTTAGAATAAGAGGATACCAGTAGTAATAACAAACAAAGTTTTAAATAGAGCAGCATTTTGTGCATCACTAAACTCTCCTTTTTCTGGTTTATTTGCGGCAATATATTCTGGTTTATATCTACTGCCCTCTGGAATTAAATGTGGATTGTTTTCCCAGTAAGAGGCTGCCTCACTACCGATCAAACCTGATACAGGGCAGGGGGTCCCGGCATCCATCATACTCGTCCAAACACGTGGGTCTTGACAAAGTAAAGCAACAGCCGACACTTTCATGCCGTAGGCGTACTGACTGCGAGATAATTTTAAAAGCTGACACAGCTCATCGTCTACTAAAATTCCTGTAGCTACACCTAACACATTATTTTGAACTGCTCCGCCGATGCCAACTTTACAAATATCACTGTTAGAATTGGGCAGAACTGGTGCGTTTGCTGTTGGCGGCGTATTGTTTACTACAGTACTCGACACGGTATTGGTCTCAGATTTTGCTGTTGTTACTATTGCTATAGTTGTAATAAAAACAAGAAGTATAAATAAAATAAAATTTGTTTTCATTAGTTTTTCTATTAATAATATTAATTTATAAACCCAAATTTCAAGCCACATCAATTTACCTTACTCATAGACCTAATAAATTCGACACCCTCTATAGTTTCTATTTGTGCTTCAACTTTTGCACAAGATATTTGTACTGTATCTGACATATTTCTTTGCATAATTCTTTTTTTTTCAAGACAATCTTTTACACCATCAGTAATTGTATGTTCAATCATTGTTCCTTGTGAAAATAATAATAATGCTATGATAACCTTAGTGACCATTTGCTGCTCTTATTTTATCTTTTAAATCTTCAATGTCATTAAGTGCTTTTTCCATATCAGTTTGTAATCTCATAATATTTACTTTGTTATGTGCCATGTTTTCTAAATCTTCTGACATTTTTTCTACTTGTTCTGATACAAATTCTAATAGCATAAACTGTTCTTGATCTATAGGAGTTTGATCTGCATTTTTAACTAAATCAGCTTCAAATAGAGTTGCTCTTGTTTCTATGTTATTAAGTCGTTCAATTACTCCAAAGTAAGCCCAAACACCTACTGCTGTAGCTCCCAATATACTGATAAGATTTCTCATAGGCATTGAGATTGATGTATTTTCTGAAAGCTTCATTTAGCACCTCCATCTTCTTCTAGCTTGTCTTAATCTTGAATTTGGATCTTTTGCTGCTTTAGGAAACTTTTTCATTTGTCCTGCGCTTCTAGCACAAAACGATTTTCTTCTTTTTGCAGCTTTACTACCTTTCTTAACCTTACCTGTGACTGCTGTTTTTAATTTAGAACCCGGATTTTCTGCTCTATATCTAGCAACACCTGCTTTAGTCATACCAGCACCACTCTTTGTAGATCTAAAATACTTTTTAGTTTTAGGTGGTTGTTTATCAGGTTTTCTTGGCATTTTTTTTCCTTATAGCTTCTTTTCCAGCTTTAAATATTTTAACAACTTTATCTTTATTCATTACTTTTGCACGTTGTTCACCAACTGTTAATATTTGTATTTTTCTTGCAAAAGGTTTATTAATTTTTTTAACTTTTGCTACTGTAGCTCTTGCGTCAGCAGGTGTAGCAAATTTAATTTTAACTGTGTCTTTTGGGTTTTCGTCTGTATATAATCTTCTACCAGAACCTTTGGGTTTTTTTCCTGTTCCTTTTTTAGGATCATCACTCATACTAATCCACCCATAGACATATTTTTTCTTTTAGGTGCAAAGGTTGCTGCTCTTGAGGGTTTAGGACCTGTGTTTGATTTAGCTTGTTTTCTTCTTACAGCTCCTGCTTTTTGTCCTTTAGACATGGCCCTTGCTTTTGCTATGGGGACACACTTAGGGTAGTTTTTTCTTTTTTCTCCACCGCTTCTACCACATTTAGGATAAGAACCATCAGATTTTTTATTGGCTATATCTACCCAATTTTCTTTTACCCAAGACCTTAATCCTTTTTTAGCCATTAATATTTTTTAGTTTTTTTTCTTTTCTTTTTTAAAACAGCACCACAACCTTTTGCGATGCCACCTTGTTTAAAACTAGAAACTTTTTTTCTATCTTGTGATACTTGATTACTAGAAATCATACCACCATCAGCTTTTTTATTTTTCTTTCCACCTGGTGTAATCTTTCCACTACAAACTCCGCTTGCATACATATTAGCATATGCGCTAGGGTAGACTTTGAATTTCCGCTTAGCTGCAGCTTTTCCTTTTGCACAAAGTTTAGCCATTGTCTTTTTGCTCACAAGGGCAAGTCATACAACCACAATCCATACAAGTCATACCACAATGACAATGATGACCACATTTTTCACATATAATTACTTCGGTCATTTTTTAACTTTGCCTCCTTTTTTCATTTTTTTAACTGTACCACCTTTTTTCATAAAACCCATTTTATTTCTAACTGCAGTAGGTAATTTAGCAAGACCAGGATTTTTTTCTTTGTTTACAGTTTTTAAACCTGTATCTCCACCTGCTTTATACATTTTTCTTTTCTTACCATTTTTAAGTTTTGTAGTCATTTTTAATGCTCCTCTATTTATTGCCATTTTTTTTACCTATCACTTTTTTTAATGTCTTAGCTTGTTTAGCATGTAACTTAGATGCTTTATTCAAACCTTTAATTACTTTTTTTATTTGTTTTTTCATTTTTTTACCTTTGAAATCATTCCTTTGATACCGGGTGCCGCCCTAACCCCCAGACTGACACTACAGGCTAAATATAATAAATGGGTATAATACTCCGGTAAAGTTTCCAAAATTTCAAACCCACGAGCTATGTGTGGTTGCATGAAGGGTAGGAAGCTACAAATTGCAGGTACCATTAGGGCTAGAAGAACAAATTCGTCTTTCCAGCTCCCTTTCATTTGATCTACAGCCGAAGCCTCCCACGCAACTTTGCCTGCTATCTGCTGCTCTTTGAGCGACTTCTGTGCTTTTATCTCAGTCAGCTTAAGATCCGCTTTAGCTTTTTTAGTCTCCACGAAACCTTTAACTGTGTCCCCGATAATTGAGGTGAGAGGTCCGACTAGTAGATTAAACATTTTAAACCCCTTGTATTACCACATAAAGAACAACAATAGCAATAGCTACAACAATAGCTTTGCCTTTTTTATTTAAGTTTGTCCATTTAGATAATATTTTATCTTTCCACATCATATTAGACTCCTTTTGTGTGGAGAATTATAGCAGTTATCTTGTATTATACAAGGTTCCAATACCTTCTGACATTGGACCGCTTTTAGGTGCTACTGTTCCACCATATGCAAAAGGAAGAACTCCTCTTCTAGATAAATAATCTGTTATATTTTCCATATCACTTGCGCTTAAATCATCTTCTTCGTTAAATAAGTAAGGATACATATCTTGAAAATCTTCTGAGGTCATGTTACCAGATCCTGTTATAGGAGTAGTAACCTGTTCATCTAAAGGTAATGTTTTAAAATCTTGTTCAGTAAATTTTGGAGGAATAAAATAAGCTTGATCTGAAGTCATGGCTGGACGAACATCCGATAAACTAATTGTATTACCTTCATCTTCATCTTGTGGAAAAAATAAATTTTTTCCTTTACCAACTAAATCTTTTAAAATATTAAAAGCTGCTGAACCAGGTATTGCAGCTTTCGCTAAGACATCTGCAAGTCCTTGCGTTCTTACCATATCTGCTCTATTAACATTTGGATCAGTATACTGTAAAGAATTATAACCTGTAACTCCTCTTGATATATCACCACCAAGTTGACTAAGTGTAGGAGCTGTAGCAGTTAATTCAGGATTCATCATAGATAAAATTGTTCTACCTTGATCATCTTTTAAACCTGTTCCACTTAAATTAATTCTATCAATACCATCTGGTCCTGTAAAAGTTTTAGCTCCTGCATCAAAAGCTTTATTGATTGTATCCATCTTACTTGCATAAGCCCCAATGTCAGCAGGTCTACGATACTTAGATCCTACCTCTCCAATGTTTTGACCAATTGATTGAAAGGAAGAATCTCTTCCAAGATTTTGAAGACCTTGTGCAATTGTGTTTGCTTGGTTTTCAGAAACTGAAGCTAAACCTGTATTACCTGCCATAGCCATTGATTGACCGGGGCCCATCGGTTGATTAGCCATTCTATTAAGATTAGGCATGTTAAAACCACCTACGTTTTGAGGAGGTCTTACTTGTAGAGTAACATTTAAAGGTTCTGAAGTGCTTTTTACAGGAAATCTATTAAGAGAATATTTTTGTAATTCCTCCATAGGATAAACAGGTTTTCTTGCATCTTCAAGAAATTTATTTCTGCCTGAACCGCCTCCACTTGGAGATGTTTTTTTTGTTTTACTGCCCATCTAAATCTACCATTGTCATTTTTTGAATACCTGATTTTGCCAAACTAACACCTGCTCGAAGTTTTTGATGTTCATCACTCTGTTCTAACTTATCTTCAGCAAGTTGTCTATTGGAAATTAATCTTAATCTATCTAATTCAGATTTTTCTTCTCCTTCTCTTTCTTTTCTAGCTTCTTCTTTTGCTTTTAAATCTACTTCTCTAGCTTTTAGTTTTATAAGAGGGTCTTTGTTCATGTCATCTGCAATTTTCTTTTCTTCTTGCATAAAATCTTTAGTCATATCTGCAATTAATACTGCTTTTCTAGCTTCAATAGTCACTTGCATACGTTGTAATTCAGGATTTTGTGCTATTTGTTGTGCCATTTGTGGATTTTGTTGCATTTGCATCTGCATTTGTTGTAATTTCATTAAATCTTCTGCGAATTCTATCTGAATCTGTTCTTGCGCCATCAAACTTATGTGTTCAAGTACATTTTTAAACACCAAAGAAGAAATTAACGGATTATTTTTAACCATATTTGTTGCCATAAAGTTTAAATGAGCGTCAATATGAGATCTATGGTCTTGTTTTGGAAATGCTTGAAAACTTTTTTGACTCATTGCTTGTATGTGTTCCATACTTGGATCCATTGGTGTAGGTTTTGCAGGTGGTGGTAGAATAGAATTTATATCTTTAACACCCAATGCGGAATACATGTTGTAATAAGCGTTATATAAATTGTGTAATTTAGGATTAGACATTGCCATTTGCAGTTCCGTTTGAGCTATAGATATACGCTGCGTTTGGGAGAAAATATTCGGATCCGCAATTGGCAAGATGTCTACTCTATCATCAAAGTCAGTTTGTTTAATGCTGCGTTGTCCACCGACAACATCGTAAGGGTACTCAGGAGGAAGGTACAAACTAAAGACTTTAGATAATAAACTGAATTCTTGTTTTAAACTTGCATAAAGTCTCTTGTGAATAGCTGACATCACACGAGATCCACGCTCTAATAATGCAACTGTAGTACCTACAGCAGCACCTTGATTACCGTCACCTACTTGCATGTCTGCAATACTAGCGAAACGCTGACCTGCAGAGACAACTGTACTCATTAAAGCAAGCAAAGTTTGTGAAGGTTCTTTGAATGGTAACGGCATAAAAGAATCTCTTAGGTTTCCTCCGGGTGCATCAACGTCTCTAAACTCACCTGGTTGTAGAGGCTGTGCATCATCTCTCACTCGAATACCACGCATCTTAAATCCTGCAGGTAAGTTCGATAAAGTTCCAGCGTCTAGTAATTGTCTGAGTGCTGCTGTAGCAGTTCTAGATAATCCACCGATCATGTGAATCAAACCAAAGCCATAAAAACCTAGACCCGGTAAAAATTTAAAATGTACAAAGTAATCAACTTTCTTTTTTAAAGGATCACCTTGTGCAAAATTTCTTCTAATAGATAAAACTTCATTTGTACCCTCTTCGATTGTGACGATGTAAGGTAACTTAATTCCCGTAGGTTCATTGCTTTGAGGATTCATATCTTCAAAACCCTCTAGATCTAAATTTACATGACACTCTAAAAGAGTATACATGTCTTCATCTTGACCACTTGCCTTAACTCCTTCAAGTTCTCTCTCTTTACTTTTTACATCAGTATCACTTGAATCATAACTTGTAGATAATTCTATATCTCTGTAAAAGCCATTAACTTGCTGCTTGCGTAAATCATTTTCAGAAATTCTAATAACGTGAATAACTGTATCCGCTTCATCTAAACTTGTTGCTGAGTAAGGTACGACTAAATCATCTGCAGGAATAAATTTTGATACAGCTCTGTTTAATAGTTGATCATAGTAAACTTTTTTAAAAGTAGATCCTGCAAGAGGTAAGTAAAATAACATTTGATCAAAGTCTGCTTCATACTCTTTCATGACATGCATGATTTGATAGTTCATAAATTCTTTTACACGATTGGCTTGATCTTTTCTTGCCATGTCATCTTTACCGACAACTTGTGTTCTTACAGGTCCTCCTGCTGGTAATAATTCTTTATAAGCAAGTGATTGAAATTGTGTCACGGCTTCTGATAAAACAGGATGAGTCGCACCACTTGCACCTCGAAACGGTTCACTCTTGTCTTCGTATTTAAATCCTAATAATTCTAAACCATCGGTATAAGCTTTCTCCCACTCTGACCTTGATGACTTGTAATCTTCAAACTTAGAAGAAAGATCCGATCCAATCGGATCTAAAATTGTATCAGGTAATAGCTCTGCTAAATTAGAAAAATGTTCTTTAGGATCCATTGGCTCCATAGCATTAGGATTAAAATTAATTTCTGCTCCACCATCTTCCATTTCTGTGATGTCAACAGGGCCTGTATCTTTTTTTGTTTCTTCTACAAAAACTTCTTGTTCTTCTTCCTCAAGGTTTAAATTTTCATTTGGTAATGCTTTATCTATTTCAGCCATTAATAATACGTCCTTTGTTGGTGAGGTAAGGGTTCATCTTCTTGGTCGTCTGGGTGTTCAATAAATCCTCCCTGTCTAAATCTCATGACAGCTTGTGTTGTGCTATCTACTAAATCGTCATGGTCGCCATATGGAAACGAAGCACATTCCTCTATAACTTCCTCTGCAAATTTTTTATCTGGTGCCCACACTTGTCCTGCTTCAAAGATAGGAGCTACAGAATTCACCCTTGTATGTTTATCATTTCCTTTACTAGGTGTAAAGTTTAAAACCGGTATTCCCATTTTGCGTAATTCATATGTCAAAGGTAGTCCTGATGCTTTTGCTTCCACGATCACCGTTTCAGGTTTCCAATAATCATATTGATCTTTAGCTACTCTTCTTAGTTCCGGGAACTCAAATCTATCTTTCACACAATCTAATAACAACAAGTTCGGTCCGCTGTCCTCGGTCGGATAAAAGACTCCCCACGTAGTAATAGCCGAGTAGTCTGCTGTTTGTTTTTTCATAAAAGCTGTATCATAACTTTGTATCACATGATGTAGAGCAGGAAGTTCTTCGCTTTCATACACCCTCCACCATTCTCGTTTAATGATAGACCCCTCTTCCGCCGTGGGGTTTTGTTGGTACTGAGCATTCCATTTGCTCACGGACAGCGAAGCTTTGACCGTTTGTAATTCGTCCAACTTCCAATATTCTGGCCATACAGGTTTATTGCTTGGTAGGATTGCTGGAAATTCTATGATCTCCCATTGATCTGCTTTAGGATCACTTTGAGCTTTGAGCAGCATTCCTGTTAAATCTTTTGTGTTCCACCTCGTCATCACCAAAATAATTCTACCACCAGGTTGTAAACGCTGACGAGGACCGGAGGTATACCACTCCCAAGTTCTCTCAAAGGAATTCATGTTCATCGCATCTTGCTCCGAGTGGGGGTCATCAATAATAAATAGATCCGCACCACGACCTGTCACAGCACCACCCACACCTGTTGCAAAATACTCACCACCTTGATTAGTTTCCCAACGACCTGCAGCTTTAGAATCTTCTTGTAATTTTGTAGGAAAAATTTTTCTATACTCGTCTGTATCAATTAAATGTTTTGCTTTACGACCAAAGCGAACAGCGAGTTCTGAATTAAAAGTTGCTTGAATAATTTTTAACTTAGGGTCCCTACCGATCATCCAAGCGGGGAGCAGGAACGATGCAAATTCTGATTTTGTATGTCGAGGTGCCATATTGATAATCAATCTTTTAATCTTGCCCTCGGCCACTTGATTAAACTTATCAGCCATGATTTTGTGGTGGGACCCCTCTATGAAATCAGGCCAAACATATTTTACGAAAGACATAAAATCAGTAGAGACAGCTTTTTCTTTTTTCTTCTCTTCCAATCTTATTGCATACTTCATGAAGTCTTTCTTAGCATCAATAGGTAGCTTTCTTAGATCTATATCTTTTAACATTTAAAAACGAAAAAAAAATTTAAAAAATTTTTTCAATAAGTATTTTAGGTGATGTTATCTCTAAAATCGACTATATACAAGTACATTAGGATCCCTACATATACAAAAGGGGGGATGGGGGTGCCAATAAACAAATGTAGTTTGAAACATGGTTTGGTACCTCTATCCGATCTCGCCCCAGCGGGGCGAGAAGCAGAGGGCGGTGGTGGGGGTGGGTGGGCCCGTAGGGCTCAAGCCACTATATCCAGTAGGTGTTGCATTTTTGCAACACAAGATGCAGTAGGTGTCCAGATTTCTAGGATTTCTATCTATAATATATTATCCCATAAAAACCCATTATAAAGCCCATACAGATACATCGGAGCATGAAGCGTTATAGATTGTTAAACTAAAATAATGCATTTTTTTTGATTATTTATCCCATAAATTGTGATAGATTTAATTATTAATTATGGAGAAAAAAGAAATGATTATTAAAAACGCTGAAACAAATGGTACTAATGGGACTCATCTTCAAGGATATGTTCAATGTTCTTATGATGATTTAGTTAATACTTTTGGAAAGCCTACCATTGAAGGTGGTATGGAAACTAAAATAGAAGTTGAGTGGGAATTAACCTTTTACGATCCAACTATACATTTTGATGAAGTTCAAATTGCTACCGTTTACAATTGGAAAAATGGTAAGAGATATTGTGGTGAAGAAGAAGGTTTAGAAGTTCAAGATATTAAAGAATGGAATGTTGGTGGTCATAGTAAATATGCCATTCAACTTGTTGAAAAAGCCCTTAAAGAATATAAGGAAAAAAAATATATTTATTACTATAAAAATTATAAGGATAAAAAATAATGGAGGACTTAAATACAATTTGCATTGTGATCACTTCGGTGGTCACATTGCTTGTCGTTTGGGTTATTCTTGACGAACATTTCGGAGGTAAATAACATGAATGTATTCTCAGCATTTGACGGGATGTCTTGTGGTCGTATTGCATTAGATAAAGTAGGGCTGACCGTGGATAATTATTTTAGTTCCGAAATAAAAAAATACGCAATTGATATTGCAAATAAAAATTATCCTCAAGATAAAAAAAATAGATTAGGTGATATCACTACCATTAAAGGTAGTGATCTCCCTACAATAGATTTGTTTATAGGTGGTTCACCTTGCCAAGATTTTAGTGGTGCTAATAAAAATAGATTAGGTGTTGAAGGTTCTAAAAG